AGACTTACGTCAGCACCTATCGCAAAGGCATCCTCAAAAGTAGGATACTTAAAGATCTCTATAGAACCATTCCTCACATCTTCCATCATCTGACTCTCAAAGTTAAATTCTCTTTGAGCTAGGATGGGTTGAGGAATTAAAGCAGAGAGCTTCTCTATGTTAAATACACTAGACCCTGAAACAATAAATGCTTCTTCAGGAGTCGCGGGATACTCTTGTTTAAACTTATCTAGACCACCCTCGGCAATCTTAAGCCTTCTCCAATACAGTTGATCATCATCCAACTTAAATCGGGTAACAAGAACTTCTTCTTCATCCGTTCTTTCAAAGCTAGGAGGAGCCCTACGCCTATACTCAGACATAAGAAACCAAGGAACAAAGATAGGGATATATTCATTAGAACCATCTACTGCTCCCTTCCAGAGTCTGTGAAAACTATTTCCTACACCGTTAGCTGTACTCTCGAGAATAACCTCGGTACCATCTGCTTGAGAGATTCCTTGAAAGAGTCCCGCAAGAATTTTTTCATCATGTAACCAAAAAGCTACTTCTGACAAATGAGCTATTGTTGGAGTAATACCCCTACCCGCCTCTGGAGAACCAGCCGTATACAGCCTGTATCCTGAGTCGTTATGCTCAAACATAATCTCTTTTGCGTTAGACTTCTTCAGCTCAGGTCTGAACTGTTCAGGCATATTTGCAATAATATTCCGTGACATCGTAAAGAGAGCGTCTGAGGTAGCACTATCATGCGCCATAACTACAGACTTATTATACTTGTTAAAGTAACTCTTCCAGAATACTCTTGAAGCAGAGTAAGTAGATAAACCCATTTGACGGGCTTTAAGAATGATAGCTCGGACTTTACCAGTCTCTTTTAACTGAGCCTCAATAGCATCATTCACAATATGTTGGGCTTCATTAAAAACAAAAGGTTTAAACCCCTCTCGGGAGTCTTTGGGGAGAATCAAGATCTGGTCTCGAGCAAATGTCTCAAAGTCACTTGAATATTCTTTCTCTTTTTCTCTACGCTTAAGTTCTCTTAACGCTTCCAGCCTCTGTGCGTTACTAATTTTTGTGTCCATTATTTTCTCTTAAATGTTTTTTCCTAATAGGAACCGACTAGTAATACTATGTTTAATATTTTAAAATGTAATCTTTTGGATTATGTCTGGGGGAAAGTCTGGTGGGAAAAGTCTATGGGTAAAGTTTCTTTGTGTGTGAAAAAGAATCATAGGTTTGTTGATTACCCCCTGTTGTCGTTCGTGACCCCCCTGTGTCGTGTTCGTCGCCTCTGTGGTGTCGCTCCTGTCAGCTGCGCTGTGGCGCTGGTGCTGCTGGCTTCCTCTGTCTGCGCTCTTGGAGTCTGTTATGTCTGCTTCTGTTTCTCTTGTTCTCTGCTCGCACTCTCGTTTTCTTGGTGCTGCTCTTCGGTTCTTGTCTCGTGTTGCTGTTGACGGCAACGTTTCGTTTGGTGTCTGCTCTTATGGGTCTGGTGCAATGTACGTTTCGTTTGTGCCTGCTCCTGAAGTTGTTCCTGTTTGGGCAGCTGTTTACTCGTTAGCGTTTGTTCTTAACGAAGATGCTTGCACTGTAGAGTTTGTTGCTAACTGGTCTGTTGGTGATGACAACGCTCGTGCTGCTGCTCTTGAAGAGTTGTTAAACGTTGTTAATGTTTAAGAACATTGTCTGTAGCCTTCGGGCTATGGACAGCGCTCTTGCTGTGTTTGCATGTACTAAGGAGACTAATCATGCGTTCTTTCCTACTGTTTGTCTGTATCCGTAGAGGGTATATGTTATCTCATTCACCTGTATGTGGCTTCTTCATGAAGACATTTAATGGGTGTACTGCGTATGCTAGTGACTTGTCACTTGTTGACTTGTTGTTAGTTGCTACTCAACCTTCTAAGAACTACTCATGGAACTGTTAATCAACATAATTAAACATCTGATCTTTGGATCAATATGGTCAATCTCACTAGTGTATACACTTGGTGAACTTGAGAGTGGCAAGACTGACTTAATACTAGGAGTAGCAATATTCCTGTGTGGGTTCATGGCTTGCTCACAATTAGCAATAGCATTAACTGAAGCAGAGGAGATCATATGCAACAAGTTAAACTAGAAGACTTCAATGAAGTCCAGAAAGAGTTCTTCGAGGAACGTGCTGGTATCAAAGAGTACGAAGCTAATATGCCGAGAGTATTAGCCGAAGAACAAGCGTTTGAAGAGACCTTAGCGTTCTTCAATCTGAAGTAATCAATGCTCTTCTCGGGTAGATAACGGAGAGACCACTTGGGGTATGTACCAAGATTCCATCAACGCCATTTCTAAGGAGATACACATGGCTAAATTCGTTCCTTCCTTCAAAGTTGAGCCACGCGCTCAAGTCTCATTCTCTACGAACAATCCCTTTGGTCGTGATCGTGAGTCTGTTCCTGTTATCATTGAGGTGCTTGCATACAATGCTGACCTTCGTACCATTGAAGCCACTGGTTCTGATGGTCGTAAGCGTCAATGTCGTATCGATCGTTTCAGTGATGACAAACTCTTAAAGCAGTTAACATCTGACCTCCAAGCTGCCTATAACACAGGTACTGAGGTAGTCTTTGTTGCTGCTGGTGGTAACGATCCTAACGTATGGTTCTATAATGTTATCATTGTAGGCTAAGTTAACCTTACCTGTAGACATTTCTCACGAGATGTCTATGGGTATGGCAATCCTGCTATACACAACGTCATATTCAAGGAGAAATTATGACAAGATACCTACTACTCAACCCACTCACACCAGAATCCTTTGGTTTGAGCACCTTTGATGAGATAGTAGAGGCACTAGAGGAGTTCGGCTGTGAAATGATCCTGTCATTAACCACAGAAGGACGAGTCGTAGGCTTCGCTATCACAAAAAGCAAGGAAGCACTGGAGAACCTCTGCACGACAGTTTCACTAGACGGTGTAATGGTTGAATATTCAGCTACATACGACCAAGTAGTGAGGATGGTATGATACTGAGGAAACACAGAACACAGTTTGAGCTTGAAATGACAGGCAAAGAGCTGACAACACTAGTAGAAATACTACAGAGCTACCAAAACGTAGTGCAAAACCTAGGCATCGGAGACGAAGTCTACCACGTAACCAACTCTCTCAGGGATTTTCTCAATGAACTCACCTACTTTAAGCGTTATGCAGAGGCAGAACACAAGTATCTGGCAGAAGAGGAAGCAAAGGCAGATGCAAGGATCACTTAAGGTGACAAAAAGGTACCATCACATGGGGGTACCCATCACTACCTACCAACGACGCCTACTAGAGGACAAACTAATGGGCTGATATGTTACCTGAAGACCAATCTTAAAAGAGGTTAGCTCAGGAACAGGCGAGAGATGGGGTCGTGGAAAGTGTTTTGAGGGGGGTCTGTAAGCCAAAGGTTACATTCCCTCCCAGACACTCTCTTACGACACTCTTTCGCGACAAACTCGTGACATTTAACAAAGGAAACTGTATGAACATAATAAAGATAGATCTAGATGAACTGCTCGATCAAGCAGTATATCATATGTCTAACGAAACAGATCTAAAATGGCCTATAGGGGCTGCATTAGAAGACTTGTATTGGAATGATTGGATTTTTGACTTCCAAAGCAAAATGTGTAAAGTATACAACTCTGCACAACGAACTAAAAACAATTATCACAACACTTAACAAAGGAAATATATGGCACATCTTAAAGACTTCGGTACAAGAGGGTTTAACCTCAACATCGCTCAAGCATATCTCAAAGGAAGAGCTATAGAATTCTCTAAACCACCTTTCATTAGTTGGTCTCCAGTGATGCCCTACAGTGAGCCTGATGATATCGTAAGAGTCTCTAATGACCAATACATGTTCAGACTAGGTGAACCAAGCATAACCCTATGCATATCCTTTGATCACGAGACAGGTTATCCATGGGTAGATGATAGTGAACATTCTATACACAATGTACGTATACTCTTTAATGAGCATGGTAATCCTTGTGCTATGGAGAACCTATGACTTGGTACTATATGATTCTCATCTTCCTCGCTGTTATGATAGTATTTAAAATCTACTATATGACAGTCCAAGAAAAGCGTCGTCTAGAAATAGAAGACAGTCGTAACAAAGATAAAGACAAAGAACTAAATGACATTATCACTAAACAAGAGTCCAAACGAACCAGCCAAAGAAATCTATGATGCGCTCATAAAGCGTATCAAGATGAAGATAGGGTTAGATACAAGAATTGTATTTGATCCTACTACGGGGATCCAGAAGTGTTTTCTTCACGGAAAGCTACTCTGGGTCAAACATGTGAGAGGTGTAAACAAATCTTAACAGAAAGGTTAATATGACAACTTTATACGCATTTAAAGCAGACTACATCGACTACGTACAGAAACTACTACCTGACATCGACTTTCTATACCATGACTCAGCGACCGTCGCTGCATGGTTAAAGCCGTATGAGGTTAGAGACCTGTTCGTTAACGGTGTTAATACTTGGGTTTTATAAAAAATCCAGTAGTCGGTACCTAATAGGGAGTTTCTGAAAGATAATATCTATTAAATATTATTTTTAAAAGAGTAATAAAAAAGAGAATAGTCTAACTAAAGACTATTCTCTTAATAAACCTCTCTCAAGACTATCTTTAAAGACCTTCTTTAAAGATTATCTCTTGCAGTTCCTCATCTGTTAGGTCTACTGTTCTTGTCACATTGTTAGTCTCTACACGAGCTAACTTAGGACTCTCATACTCTGCTAATTGAGCAGCGTATCGAGCAGCATCCTCATAGTTGTTATCAGCTATGGCAGTATGAATAGCCATCCTTAACACATCCAAAGGAGATAAACGAGGTAACTCATCCATCACTTCAATAAAGTTCTTAGCGTTAAGTTTAAATGCTTCTCTGGCGGCTATATTAGCCTGTCTAGATGCAACACTCTTTAGCTGAGCTGACCTAGCCGTCTCAGAAGTTATGATTCTGAGATTAGCCAAAGAGTTAGGGTGTACTGTTTTACCTTTTGAAGGTATTGTACCCCTTCCAGCAGCAAAACCACTCTCTGGTTTAGCTGTATTTTC